TTATGAGCGGAACCTCTCAATATTTATTGATGCGGGAGATCATACAATTTCCCTACCTGAAGATTTTATTGAAATCAGTGGATACGTTGAATTTAGAAACCGTATTCTTCATACCTATAGGGATAAAGAAAAAATGACACGTCGGAATGCGAATGACGTGTATTATACTGGTATCCCAACGCATTACGATATTCAGGGGAATAATCTAATCCTCTATCCCTCCCCTTCTCAAACCGGGATAATACAAGTTAAATACCGCGCTACGATAAATAATATTGCTGACAGCGCGACGGCCTTCAAGAAGCTGAACTACAAAGACCTCAAGTCTAATTTTTTTAAGGTTGGGGAAAAAGTACAGGGATTAGACAGTGATGCAACAGCAGAAGTCTCCGAAGATATAAGCGATAATGATAAAGGTATACTTATTGTTACTGATGTGAATGGTGTGTTTGAAAACGGAGAGCAGATCGTTCAGATTGACGAGGCTTACGAGATGCAGAATTTAATGTATAATTCATTTGCAACGCTTTTAACGAATTGGGATAAGTTGGGCTTAGGTGGCCGTGCAACTGTTGATGGGAAATTATACGACTATGCTAAGGCGGGGGACAAGCCAGCTATACAGCAAGCGTATCACCCATTTTTAATTGACTACTCTAAGGCGATGTTATATGAGGACTTGGGGGATTATACCCGATCTAATCGGCATATGGAGAGATATTCATTTAATAGACATGAGGTTAAATCACAGCATCCACACCGACATTTGCATGGTGCGGGTCAGGTTGTTGATGTCCTATGATAATCCAAATACCATTATTTGATGGAGGATTAATCACGAATGCTGATCCTGAAGATATCCCACAAATTGCGAGCTCTGACACTGAGAATTTTGATGTGGATGTTAAAGGCAAGCTCCTCAAAAGGAAAGGGTTAGAAAGTAAGGGAACCCTTTCGGGATCACACCTAACCAAGCTCTTTTATTGGGTTGACTCTAATTTAACCAATGGTGCTATTTGGATTGGCTATGAAGAGCAAAATAATCAGATAGTATCATTCGCAGTTAACAACGATGGTTCATTCGGAGCCAAAACGGCACTTGCAACACTTTCAACAAATTCCCCTGATGACATACAGATAATTCCTTTGTCAAATGGGTTGCGCTTTGCCAATGGCGATAATCACGATGCGGGATTTTTACAGTACATTGATCGCAAATTTTTTATGCATAAGGCATCCCCAGCTCAGGGCTGGAGTTACGATGCACTTAAGTACGATAGTGCTTGCCCAACCTACCCTACCACATGGGAACTTGAGCACGTAGAAGATATAACTGGTAAGAACGCCTCGGGTACATATTATTATAAGGCTGTGGCTATGTTTGATGGGAATCAGGAAGCCCAGTTTCAAGATCAATTTTTTAAGACAAAGCACGACGATGATGACAAGGGTGTCCACTTCACGCTGAAAGTAGATAAGGATGACTTTAATCCACGATTAACCGGGCTGAATGTTTATCGTCACTACGCTGAGATTGACAACCTCGCCCCAGTTTACAGGCTTATTAAGTCGGTTAACTTAGTCACAGATTCAGATTCACCTGATTATGAAGGTGGACATAGCAATGCCCATATCGGTAATGTTGCCTACTTCCCGGCTGGTAATTTATCTTCAATGATCGCAACAGCACTTTCATATGGGAACACATATGGTGACGATGAGTATGTCGCTGTACGCATTGGCGGTGTTGACTATGTCGTTGAAAGTGAAACCAGCGTATCAACGACAGCCACATATACGAGCACCCTATTAACATTGGACTCGGGTACTTTTGCCACATCCACTGAACTATGGAACGAGAGTGCAATCATAAGAGTTTATTATCGCGATCAATACAACAATAATGTTTCAAATGACTATAGTATCACTGGTGGGTATTGTGGGAATAATGTAATCTATGATGCAAGGGCATCCTCATACTGGGATTTTACTATTGGGGAAAAGAATAACTGGATTGCAACAGTTGGAACTCAGAACTTAGCAATACTGGAGAGCATTAAAAGGGTCATAAAGGTTAATGATGATCTGTCCACAACAGGCAGTGATCAGACAGTTACAGCCGTTCATAATGGGTATTATTATGAATACCTATCTAATAATGAAATAAAAATACACCTTTTTGACATTGGGCATTTAGATGATAGAACCCATCCATTGTCCACCACCAAGAATAAGGTTAATTATAAGTACGGCGCATTTGTGAATGGTAGATTTTTTGCTGGAGATGTAAATTTAGATCCGGACGATAAGGCTGAAAAGCACAACGATTTTATTATATTCTCTGAGTTTAACCAGCCCGACATACTGCCAGTGCCTAACTATATACAAATCAAAGACACTCAAGGCGGTGCTGTAATTGGCTTAAGACGATTAGGCGATAATTTAGTAGTATTTATGGAGAGAGGAATATATCAACTGTATGCCCCAGCCGGAAATCCAGCAGGGTACAGTCTAAGGGAGAGCGATGTGAATGTAGGTTGTGTCGCCCCAAACAGCATTGTCGAGGCTGGTGGTGTTATATTTTTTGCGAGCAAGGACAATATTTATATGACGAAGTCAGGCGCACAGTCTGTGCCTGTATCAACAGCGGTTAAAGATGTCTATACAGGTTCTTCAAATTTAGATAAGACGGTTGGTGTATATGATCCATTAAAGAATAGGGTACTGTTTAGATTTGGGAGCGGGGGGACTGCTCTATATGCTCTTGATTACCTTAGTATTATGCAGGGAAAAGAATCGTGGAATAAGCTAACATTTATTCCGGGAAAGTCGATTGATGCAATAGGGATAGATGCCAACCTTAAAATTCATGTAACACATAACGAGACAGAATAATGATAGAAAATATTGGAATTAATGGGCAGTGGTCGTGTACCATCACGAGGGCAAACGGCGACTTAGAGTCGTTTAAACAGCCTAACGCAATACATACGAATCTAAAGGACACAATTACAGACGCTTTAAATTCTGCCGACGCAAACTTTAGCTGTGGGTCAAACTTTCACGGCAATGATGGAAGCGGACAAGGAAGCAATTCAAGCTCCCTAACAGGCATGGGGGCTGGTACTGCCGGAATCAGTATGTCCCTAAGTGGACTTAGCGGTTATTACGGTATGGATAGTTCAGTCGAAACCAACGCAACCAGTAATGGTAGCAGTGGTTATTACTGTGAGTGGCGGGGTACGATAAGAGTAACCCAGTCATATACGGTAACTGCGATATTTTTAGGAAGAAATGCAAGTGGTAGCACTGGGGCATTTAACACAATCTATGCCACTGGATCAAATTGGAGTAATGTTGCGCTTGGGGATGGAGATCAAATGGACATAGTATGGAAGGTAACAATATCATGATTGGAATATTTGAATTATCATTATACCGTGATAATAAACTAATAAAAGAAGTACGCTCACAGAATACTATCGACGCATCAAACGTAGGATTAAAAAAACTTTTGGCTAACCATCTCGTGTCGTCCAGTGGCAACGCTGGGGTATTCCTTGATCAGAATTTTACTTCTGCGAATGGAACCCCAAGTCAAGACGGTAAGAGTGGTATATTCTTTGATTCAAGTCCAATCCAAGTCAGCCAATACACCGGAACCTACGAAACGATTATAGGTTATGGGGCTCTGTTTAATTCCACCCCAACTGAACCACAACCTGCAACTAATCAGGCGCAGTGGAAAGCTCGCCGTACTTGGACAGAGTCAACTATGACTGGTTCAAATTATATAACCGATTTTTATTTAGGCGTAGACTACCTTGCAGATATGCAGAATGATGGTACTGGCAATTTTGAAACTCCCTTTGCTGAGAAAACATTGAGTTCTTCTGATAAATTCCAACCAGCGACCAATGATATTATAGACGTGACATGGACTATAACGGTAGGGTGATGCATGGCATCTATCACAGTATCAACGCCATCCAGCTCTACGGTTTGGGATGCAGGTGAATCTCACACAATAAGCTGGTCAAAATTTCCTTCAAGTGGGACATGGGGGACATTCTCGATATACCTTTATAAAAATAATGTATTTCAAACAACTATAGCCTCCAATTTACCCAATACAACCACTGCATATAGCTGGTCAATCCACGGTAGTACAACTCCGGGAGCTGATTACGAAATTCAAATTGTAGCGTCATACACCTCAGGTGGCGGTGGTGGAATGTAATGGCTGAAAGTATAACCGGGAGTAGTGGCCTATTCACCATCCAAGACCCGCAGTCGGTTACCCTCTCATCCCCCAACTCAGGATCATACGCTCACAACGTGAGTATGACGATTTCTTGGGCTAAAACAAATTTCACTTCAAATGTAGACCTCTATTGGACAACTAACACAACCTTCTCTACTTCCAATAATATTGGGATAAATCTTTCGGGGGGCTCATTCAGTTGGGACATCCCAGCAACCCTGAGTAGTACAAGTATCTATATTTGGGTACGCAAATACTTAGACAGCAGTGTTAAGGATAGGAGTAACTCCTCAATATCTATAACAGGGATTGTCCTCACTAAAACCATAGCAGATTCCATATCTATATCGGATGTACCAACTAAGACCGAGTCTACGTGGCGTACATATATATATAAGACCTTAGCTGATTCCATATCTATTTCAGATATCCCAACTAAGACCGAGTCTACGTGGCGTAGATATATATATAAGACCCTAACAGATAGTGTCGGGATTGCTGATGACGGTTGGACTAAAACAGAGCGGGAGTGGCATTATGAGAAAACATTAACAGACTCTATTCCCATTACTGATGATGGTTGGACTAAAACAGAGAGTATATGGAGGTCTTATATATATAAGACCTTAACGGATAGTGTAGGCATTACTGATGATGGCTGGACTAAAACAGAGAGTACATGGAGGGAATATTTCTATAAGGTATTGACAGATAGTGTGGGTATCGCCGATGATGGCTGGACAAAGGAAGAGAGGGAGTGGATTAAGTTTAACATCGTAAACGATACGCTCTCACTTCAGGATGATCCTGTTAAGGAAGAGAGAGAATGGATTAAATTTAAAACACTTGTGGATTCTATTGTCACGACAGATGATGGTTGGGAAAAGTTTGAAAGAGAATGGATTAAGTTTACGTCATTGACCAATTCTCTTGCTATTGCGGATGATGGTTGGGAAAAGTTTGAAAGAGAATGGATTAAGTTTACGACTGCACTGGAAACGCTATCCATTCAGGATGACCCAACAATAACCGAAAGATCGTGGATCAAATTTGCGGTAATCGGTGATTCAATATCTATTGTTGACTTATCTACTCATGGACATAGTGTACAGGCAAGCGACAGTTTGTCGATATCGGATACTTGGACTGTATCAAAAGCATCTCCATCTGTTGGTTATCTTCTTGATGGGGGTGGAGAGTCATTGAAATCTAAGTGGAATACAGGGTGGATATCTCCGACCGATCTCAGTAGGAATCCGATTCTTAGAAGGGTAAATATGGATTATCAGAGTGACGACACACTTACGGTAAAGATATTTTCTGATGACAATTTAACCACACCAGTCGCAACAAAAACTTTTGCATCATCATCTACATCTACACACGGAAGTATTAGGTTAGGCACGAGGGTTAAGTATTTTCTACTATCAATTGAGACTGCTCAATCGTCTAATGCTGATGTTAAGATTGAGCGCATAGAAATAGAGGTAGACGATTAATGGCTGATTCAACAGTTTATATTTTAGGCGGAGCTGATTCTGAGTCATTTTCTGTAAAAAGAAAGACTGGATGGATACCTCTCACCGATATGTCCAACAATACCACCATCCGACGATTCAATGCTCGATATGATAGTTCGGAAGCAGTATCCGCCAAGATTTATAGCAATGGGGACTCGTCCACAACTTTATGGACAGGAACGCTACCGTCTAATGATAGTAGCGGTGACAATAAGTACGACAGTATTAAAGTAGGTCGTAGGGCAAACAGTATAATGGTAGAAATCTCAACGTCAGCCTCAACGGCTACGGATTTAGAGATAGGTAAAATAGAGGTAGAAATAGATGGCAAGTGAAAAAGCATACAAGCATAGTCTCGATCGTAAGCAGGGATCAATTGGATTTTCAAAATCAGAAGTACAGAACGGTGAGCTGGGGAATGGGGACTTTAAGTTCACAAGCTTAACTAAAGGACAGTTAAGCCCAGCCGAACCAATTCAAGATGAGGGTCGCCTATATATCAAAGATCAGGCGGGCGTGATGTACTATATTACAGCAACAAAGGTAGGATAATATGTGGGGAACATTACTTAGTGCCGGGGCAGGATTAGTCGCACCAGCATTTGACGCATTGGGGATAGGTAAGAAACATGAGAAAAAATACTTAAAATATTTACAAAGTAAAGGTATGTCTCAGGGAGATTTGCAGAAAGGTCTAAATCAGGCGACTGGTCAGATAGCAGATCAAACCGACAGATCAAAATTT